CCAACCTCTCGCCCCTGGCTGATCAGCAGCGCCCGGTAGTGCCCCATCACCACCCCGAGGCTCCGATGCACCAGGCAGGAGCCACCGGAGCAGACGCGCCACAGGCGCTGCCCAGGCCGGCTGTCTGAGACCACCAAATGCACCTGACCGTCAATATCCACTTCAGGCGTTGTCGTAGATGGTGTGAACCTGGCCCAGCACCATCAGGCTGGCGCCGTACTTCACCAGAGCGCCTGCATCGCCCTCCTCTTGCTTGGAAGTGATTCGGCCGTAGCAGAGCTTCCTCTCAGTGGTGCCACCAGGCCCGACCCGCAGATACTTAACGGCGAGCTTCTCGGCAACACCTAACTGACGAATGACCTCCATGATCTTGTGATCGACCGATTTATGCACGGTCATACCCTTAAAGGCGATGCTGGAGTCGGTATTGATTCCGATAGAGATTGAAGCGCCGCGGGTTACCTGATCGTGCGTGAGAACTTTCTCGTCCTGTTCCTGCGTCGAGAGGGGGGCGCCGGTGACGTTGAGGAGCTGGATCGGCTTGCCGGTGCCATCCAAGGGATAAAGACCCGTGGTCACGGTGCCAGCGGCAACGGCGGCCGAGGTGATATTGGCGCCGGTGAGGGCATAGCTCACGGTGAATGGGGAGGCGGTGGTAACCCCCGTCACGGTGAAGGTGCCATTGCAGCTCGCGAAGGGGCTCGGGAGGGCGGCCACGGTGATCCGATCGCCCACGAGCACGCCAGCAGCGGCGTTGAGGGTCAGGGTCACCACGTTGGTGGCGAGCGCCGCATTGCTGACGGTGCGGACCACGCCGTTCACATTCAGCTGGAAGGTGGAGGCCTCCCCGCTGGTGCTCACAGCCCCGGCGCCGCTGATCGCGTTGGCGGCATTGAGCCAGGCGCTGAGGTTCGCACCGTTGTTGGCGGCGGCGGCGGCAGCATCTTCCAGTGCCACGGATGCGAGTCGCATCGGGACGATGTAGTGCTGGATGTCCAGCGCGGCGGCGTAATCAACGGTCGAGGGCATGGCCAGGGGGTGTTTCTCTACCTGGAGTTTTCCCGGCTCGCCAGCACCAGCACCGCGCCGGCCTGGGCAGCGGTAAACGATCGCCCCGGCACCGCATCGGTGGGCACCCGCAGGGCCACGACCTCGCCGGCCTCAGAGGCGAACTCCCGCACCCGGCCCGCGGCACTGGCCTGGGCCACGAGGAACCCGCCCCAGTGGTCTGCATCCACCCGATAGGGGGCTAGGAGGATCGCGTCCTCGGCCGCCCAACACAGCCGCGGCGGCGGGGTGACGCCACGGCCCTGGGCCTCCAGATCGGCCAGCCATGGGCCGTTGAGCACGAACCCCGGCAGGAGGTTGCGCTCCAGCAGCTCCAGCAGGGCGGCGCCGGCCTCGCTCGGGGGGCGCGGCTTCTCGGCTACCTCCACCCAGAAGCAGAAGTCCCGGAGGCTGTAGGGCTCGGGCTGGGCTTCGCGATTGCGGTTGGTCTCGGCGAGGATCAGGGCGATTTGGGCGACGCCTTTCTCTTCCCGGTGAAGCCTTTCGCGTTCGGCGGCGTGGCCCGCCTGGAGGGCCTGGAGGACATAGCCGGCGGGGAGCTTCCCGAATCGCTCGCGGCTGAACTCAGGGGCTCCGGGCCAGAATCTGCGGCAGTCCCAGAAGGCTCGGGCCCAATCGGGTCGGTCGCAATCGAGCTGACCTCCTGCAACTTTCCCAGCGCCTCCTCCAGCGCCCGCATCTCGGCCGCCGGGTCCTGCTGCAGGCCGGCGCCGGCCCGCTCCTCCTCCTGCTCAAAGGCGTGGAGGATTCCCAGCAGGGGGCCGGGGAGCTTGCGGGTCTGCTCGTCGGACCAGGCGGGCTTGATCCGCTGCAAGATCACGGTGACGGCCCGGATCGTGACACGGTTGGTGATGGCCCTGGCTTCTTCCAGGAAGGGGCCGATGATCTCAGCGTGAACCACCTGCAGTGCCTGCTCCTCGGGGCTCATCCGGCCGGCTTTGGCGCCCTGTTCCTGCGCCAGGAGCCGGACAAGCAGGCCGTAGCACCAGTGGGCAGTGTGATCGGGGGCGGCCTGGCTGAGGGCCACCGCAGCGGCGGTGATCAGGCGATAAAGGGCGTTCTGTGGGTCAATCTCCCGGATCCCCTGCATCTCGTCCACAGTGAGGTAGCCCAGCCGGGGGACGGTCATTTCCCCGCCGTTCCATTCGATCGTGGCGGTGGCCTGCTCGGGGGCCTGGGGGGCGGTTTCCCAGGGGAGGAGATCAAAGGTCATTTCAGGCTGCGGAAGGCTTGGATGAATGATGCCCGGTATTGGGCCCGATAGTCATAGGGCTCGATGCCGGGAACTTTGATGGTCCCGATCACCGCCGAAGTCCAGGGCCGGGCGGGCAGGTTCACGAGGGGGCGGGTCCTGTCGCCCCAGGGATGGATGTTCGCGCCGTAGTGAACCGCCGTGGCATAGCCCACGGCCCATCGGAAGGTGCAGAGGTTGCCGCTGATCTGGAAGGAGTTGCTGGCCCGCAGGGTGCCGAGGTCCACGATGTTCCGGGGCGATCCCACCGGGCGGCCCCTGGTGCGGCTGCCATCGCGGCGGAAGGCGCCCCCGCGCATGGTCACCCGTGGCCAATCCCATGCCTTGGTGCCCAGCGCATCCTGAAAGGCGCTGTTCAGCTCGGGGAACACCACCCGCGCCGCCGCCTCTGATGCCCGCTGCGCCCTGGTGAGGGTGGCCGGGTTCACGCGCACCGTGGCCCTGGTGGTGACCCTCACCGCCCTGCCGCGAAGGTGCCGGCGAACTCATCGCCTGCAGCGGCACGGATCACCGCATCAATCCCGCCGACACCGGAAAGGCTGGCGATCGTGACCCAGCCGCGCTCCGATTCGGTGGTGGCCGGCAGGCTGGCCAGGTCGCCCATGAACGCCTCCAGCTTCTCGCCGCGGGGGAGCCCCGTGGGCCTGAGGCCGGTATCGGTCCAACTCCAGGCGCCCCCCTCGTCCAGCCAGTTGGCGCCGGATGGCACCACGGCCCAGCGGGTGATGTTGCCCTCGATGCCGCCCGAGCCGATGGAGCGCCCGCCACTCTCCCGCTCGCCGCCGGGGTCCTGGGCCTCAGCAAAGGCCTCGATCACCACCAGATCAGTGGCCCGCTGCAGCCCCTCCCGCAGGCTGGTAGCCGCTGCGGTGGGGCGCCGCCAGAGGAGGCGAAGGTTGGCGAAGGGGGCGAAGGGGGTGGACATGGGTTAGGGCTTGCGGGGATTCCTGAAGGTGAAGGCTTGCCCTTGTTTGTTCTGATACAGAATCTCTCCGCCTTGCTTTTTAACCAGGGCAAGAGCCCTGTCAAAGGCTTCCAGCGTGTGAGCAATGATCCCCACGGTCCCAGCCCTTGGCCCCTTGCGGACTTGGATGCCTTCCTGGCCTGGAGATCTAGCCGTTCTGGGCTTGTAAATGGGTAGACCTAGCGCCTTTATGTCCGCAACTGCGCCAGATACATCTGATCGATTCCTTGTGGTTTCACCACGCCTTCTTACGCCATCCACAGAGAGTGGTCCGGCAACGCGGCCTAGACGCTTGCCAGGCTTGCCAGCTTCCTTGGCCAGCGCCCCCACCTCCAACCCCTTCGGCTTCGCCACCGTCCCCGCCACTCGGGCGGCCTTCACGCGCCTCGCCGGAGGCGCCGGAACCGTGCCGGTCAGAACCTGCTGGGAAGTGGCTGGCCTCAGGCCACGGCGAGCGCCCCGCTCCCGCTGGATGCGGCGGCTCAGTGCCTGCCGGTTGTCCTTGAGGCCTTGCTTTGCCTCGGCTGCGTTGGCGGTGCCTGGCTTGGCGTTGCTGAGCCGCCGCCGGGCCCCTCTCACCGCGCCCACGTACTCGCTGATCTTGCCGCGATCGGCTGTGGGCCCTGGCCGCATTGCGGGGCGATTGGGGCGAATCACCCTCACCGCTGACTTGGCCGATGCCACCGGCTTGGCCGCCCCCTTCCCGCCCTTCCGAATCACCCCCGCCCGCGCCGCCATCCGCACCGTGGAGGCCGCCCGCACCTTCCCGAGCCGGTTGGCGCCCCTGGTGACGGCCCCTCTCTGCGCACGCAGGCTGAGCGATCCCCTCAGGCTGCGATCGGCGGGGTCCTTGGCGGCCAGCTTGGCGCGACTGCGGCGGAGGCTTCCGCGGGCCCCGAGAGTGCCGCCGGTGGCCTTGGGCCTGGCCGCTCGCCTGGTGGCCGGCGTGCTGCGCTTCGAGGGGGCGCCGCCGGGAGCCGAGGCGAAGCGCCCGCCGTTGTCGCGCACGTAGCTGGTGCGCTTGCCTCTGCTGCCGCCACGGGCCATGGGATCGGGGTCTATTGCTCGCAGTTTTCCCGTGGTCCTGGGCTCACTTCATCGGCTTAGCCTTCTTCCCGCCCTTGGCCTTCGCCTTGGGCTTGGCGGCCTTCTTGCCGGCCTTGGGCTTGGCTGGCATTCCACCGAAGTAGGGCATTCCACCTGCTGGCATGGTCTGTGAGCGACTGCCTGCAGTTTTCCCGCTGGACCCGCCAGACCACGCAAGCCGCTCACGCAGAAGCCTGCAGTGCCGGGGCGGCTGACGACACCAGCCAGGCCCTAATCTTCAACTCCCTATCAGCACAATAAAAGGGCTGTGATTGATACCACTGCCACACATCGCAGTGATTCTTAGAGCCATTGCAGGACGCACAAGCGGGGATCAGATTAGATCGCTCTGTCGTGCCACCCTTTACCTTCGGGACAACGTGATCAAGGGTGATCTTGTCAGGCTGGCAACCGCAATAGGCGCAACAACCGCCCCACGCCTCAATAATTCCCCGCCTAAATCGATGTTTGGTGACACGTTTGGAAACAAGCTGGGATCCTTCAATTTGGTGAGACACGGGTTTGCCGTGAGGGTGTGCTAATCGGAGGTGCGGCGGGCAATGGCGCCCCTGCTCAGCTCCTCAGCAACATCCCCGCGCCGCTCATCCCCTGCGGGGCGATCCGGGGCACGTTGAGGGCCGTGGCGATCCGGTTGATCAGCGCTTGGGTCCGCTCGTCCCGCTGCCCCTGTGCCGTGGCCCTGGCGCCGCCGCCGAAGCGGTAGCGGGCCTTCAGGAGGGAGGTGTCCCACGCCAGCTTGCCGGCCTGCTTCAGCTGCTCATCCCGCGTGGGCGAGGTGCCGGGGATCGGGCCTTCGTATTCCTCGGCGTTCCCGAGGTGCGCGATGCCCGCGTCAATCTCATCGGCCTGGATCTCCTCCAGGTTCACGATCTCGTCCAGCCACGCCTGGATCTGCGTCACGGTGCTGGGGCTGTGCGTGGCGACCGCGTTCATCTGCTGGGTCAACTCCACCAGGCTCCCCTCAGTGGCGGGCCAGCCGATGCAAGTCCTGATCAGGTCCCGATCGTTGCGCGTGCTGGTGGCCGTGGGGCGCCAGAGGGGGTCAGGGGCGAGGATCGTCACGGCGCGGGTCAGGCTGCCCTGAGTTTTCCCGCCGCCGGATCTTCCAGGCCCTTGCGGGCCCCATGAAGGGTGCCCAGCCAGTACCGGCCCTCGGGGTCCAGGTTGGCGGTCAGCAGCCGCAGGATCTGCTCCCCCTCCGGGTCATCGGCCACGGCTGTGAGCATCCGCAGGCCCTGCCGCGCTGCCGGGCCATCGCGGCGGAGCACGGCGACGCTGAGGCCCTGGAACAGGCGGAGCGTGGGGGAGCGGTCGGGCATGGGGGCATTCAAGCCGTGCCTCAGTTTTCCCGCTACGGAGGGGGTGCCGGTCGAGTTACCTTCGGCCTTCTAAAACCGCCCGGTTGCGCATTCGCGTGTAGTGGGCCAACGACCGCTCTTGATCCGATTGTCCAGCGTCAAGCTGCCGCACGCGATCACGGAGTAATCGGCGGCATTGCAATAACTTCTGAGCTACACACCATCTTTCATAACGGTTGCTGCGCTTAAGATTCAACGCTCGCGTGGCAAATTCAAAACCGCAGGACGGGCCAGACAGCGGGTCAAGTTGCACTTGCCATACAACTTCACCATCACGAGAAAACTTGCAAACGGAAAACCTTGATTTTGCTGTCATTGATGATCCTCTGTTGATGGGTTGGCTGGTGCCCGCTTAGCTCTGAACCGGGCCACCCGTGCTGCTCGATTGGCCCGGCCTTCGGGGGTGAAGCGCTCCCAGCAGCGGGAGCAGTGGAGGCCGTGGCGCCCGTCGTGCGTGGTGGTGCAGCCGGGGCCGGCGCAGGTGACCTGCACTGCGGGGGGCAGAAGTCCGGCTTGGCGGAGCTTGAAGCGGCGCTGCCGATCGGCGGCGGTGGGGTCAGTAGGCATAGCGACGGCGCCCCCTGGCGCGGCGCCCCCTGGCGCGGCGTGCGCGGCGCTTGCGGCCGATGGGACTGGCCCGCTTGGCTTCAATAACGTATCGCGCAAACGGAATCAGACTTTCGTATGCGACATGAAAAGCCCGCCCAATAGCAAGGTAGTTATCGCTAAGGATCTTTGCGGCGTCATTCCATTTTTTCAGAGATTCGCTATCTATAGTTGGATAGGGCATGGTTTTAGTGCTGTCCATGGCGGTGTGTGCGGTGGGGTCAAGCATCGTCAATCTCCACCATGGCGGGCCAGTTGGGCATGTTCGGGTCGTAGGCGTCTTCAAGGGCCCGGCGGAGTTCGGCGCGGGTGACGGTGATAACACCCCCGTCGTGCGGAATGCACCACTGGTGTTTATCACAGCCGATGGCGGTGGATTGCAAAAGGTCTTCAACGGTGGGGACAGTCATGGCAGGTTATGCAGTGGGATGGGTTGCCGGACAGGCTCCGGCGGGCCGTGGGGGTCAGACGGCTAACGCTCGGCTGCAGTCTTCAATTTCCATTTGAAGTAGGTCGTCAAGAAAGCGGTCTTCTTTGTGGCGGCCCATAAAGTGATCAACATGAAACTGAGCGGCGACTTCAGGATGAGGGTCGTTCCGTTGTTGATAAATAGAAGCGATTACTCCGAAGAGTTTTTGAATTTGAGCTTCGCGGCTGGTCATGACTGGTTCGCTGGTTGAGAGGTGCGGAGAGGGCTGATCCCTCCCCTGAAACCTCACGGTAACGCAACCGTTACCCCTCGCCCGTGTCTGGACAGGCCAGTTCACAAGCTGTAACGCAGGCGTTCCCTCAGAGGGGCAAGCCAGGCCGGGCAGCGCCTCAGAACCGGAACGCGGCCACGTCCTTGCCGCCGTTCGCCTTGATCAACTGCTCAAGCTGCCGCTTCCACGCCTTGGAGCCGCGGATCGGGCCGGGCTTGGATCGAGACCGGCGGATGCTGCCGCCACCCAAGCGCTCCCCAACGGTGCGGAAGCGGCCGGCGCCGACACGCTCAACCCGGCCCGACAGGCTGAGTTGTGAGACCTTCGGGCGGCTGATCACGGTGCGCGGGGCGGAGTCGGCGAAACCACTGCGCTTACCCGCTGCCTCGTTGAAGCCCCGTTTTGCGGCGGTCGCCTTCCCGAGGGTGTTGGTGCGTGCCCGCTGTGCCCTGATGGCTTGCGCCTTGGTGCGGTAGGTGGTGCGGGTTGATCTTGCGATAGGGGCGGGCTTTCGCCCTTGAGGCTTGGCCATGGTTCCTGCAGGCCGGGCGGCATTGATCCGCTTAGGGGCAGACTTGGCCCTTGGCTGTGGCATCAACACGGGCTTAGGCCGAGGCTTTGCCTTGCCGGCGGGGCGGCTGCCCTGATACCACTCTGACGCCATTCGTACCGCCTCAGAGCTGCGCCTGTTTATGGCAGGATTTTGTCTGGCTGGATTGGGATTCCACCGGCTATACGGAGCCCTCGCCGCCGCTGCGATTTGGCCAAGCCTTTCTTGGGCTCTTTTGACTTGACCCGGCCTAACTAGACTTCGCTTTCCGCTTTGCGGCCTTGATTGATTCCCAATTCCACCTATAAAGTTGCCGTAGGCTTTCATCCGCTTCTGGTTGCCAAAAGCCTCCGAAAGTCCCTTTTTCAATTCCTCTCGCGTTTTCGCCTTTTGCCGTTTATGAAATCCGGCCAGACCAGATGCAAATGACGCAGCGTTTTCCCTGATTCTTGCCGCTCGCCTGGCCTTTGCGCCCGTCCTGCCTTCGCCAATTCTCTTGATCCGCTCCACATAGGCGTCGGCCTTTTGTTGCTTGGTCTGACGTTTTGGCTTGGTCGTTGGCTTGACCGGAGCGGCTGGCTTGGCCACGGGCTTAGCCCTGTCCTGCTTTGCAATCCGGCTCTGCGCCGCAAGCCTGCGCCTGGTCGCATTCTCCGCAACTGGAAAGTTGCCGCGTGCGATGGCTGCTTTATCATAACGAGCTTGGTTCTTTTGAACCATTTTGCTCATGTAATTACTCACCTTCGCCTTGCTTACATCCGTCGCCCTAATCGCCCCGGAAGGAGACTGCCGCTTCTTCACTCGCTCCAGCACCGCCCCCCGCTGGTTCCCGGCGGCGGTCCTGAGGCGACCACCCCTCGCCGTGGCGCCGTTCTTGCCCACCCCGGTGATCTTGCCGCTGTTGTCCCTGGTGATCCGGTTCGTGCCCCGCTGCGCTCGCCGTGCGGCGGGCTTGGTCTTGGCGGTGGTGGTGCCCGTTGAGGCGAACCGCCCCCGGCCATCACGGGCATAGGTGCGACGGGCGGATCTTCGGGCCATGGCGCTGACGGTGCTACCGCAGTTTTCCCGTCAGGGCTTCGGCTCTACCCCACCGGCACCGGCGCCCGCTCAATCCCTGGATACTGTCGCCGCTCGCTGGGAGATGGCTTGCGCACGGCCTCTTCGAGCACCTGGGAGGCGCGGGCGAAGGGCCAGCCCTTGTCGGGGCCACCCTTGGCGGCGGCGAACTCCTCGGCCACGGCCTTGCGCGAGCGCTCCCAGTAATTCTCCCGCAGCAGGGTGGCCCTGAGGGCGGGGTCTTTCTCTTCTACCGCCTCTGAAGATACTGGAGATAGGCTACATCTACATCTTGGATGAAGCGTGCCCACCATCTCATCGAGTCGGTAGATTCTACCGTGCCTGGAAGCGCAAACGGCGCACGTCCGCTCATCCTTTGTCGCGATCCACCTGGCATAGCCGAACCCATTGCGGGCCGCCGTTGCCTTCTGGGCGCCCACGTAGGCGTTGGCCAGCTCCGATCGGGCGATCAGCTCTGCCCGCTGCTCCAGCCCCATGCGGTTGTTCAGCCCCTGCGGATCCTTGGCCCCCTGCAGGGCGGCCCTGATCTCCCGCTCGAGCACGCGGGGGCCCTTCCCGCGGCCGATGCCATCGGTGACGATGCGGGCGATGTTGTCCCTGAAGCTCTCCACCTCGCCCCGGATGTAGGCGCTGGCGGTGCTGGCAGCGGCCTCCACGGCGGCCCTGCTGGCACCCACGAACACCCCCTGTGCGGTCGCGTCAGGGTCGGCGGTCTGCGCGAGCTGCTGGCCCAGATCACCGCCGAGGGCCACCGCCTCGGCGAAGTCTTCTCGGTAGCGGTTCTGCAGCCACTGCAGCTCTCGATCGGAGGCGAAGGCCTGGGCGAGCTCCAGGAGCTTGCGGAACTTGGCCGAGCCATCGGCGATCGAATAGGACCCCGGCCGGCGGGTCACACCATCGGCGCTGGGCTGGTCCGGGAGACTGGGGTCCACGAACTGGCCGTAGTAGCGGCGCAGATCCCGCAGGGTGCGGGCCAGGGATCGGCGCAGGGCCGCCTTGGTGTTGGTGGTGGCCCGGTTGCCGATCGCGTCCAGGGCGGCGGCGTAGTCGTCGGCCAGCTGGAGCTGTTGGTCGCCGATGGTGACGGTGGGTGGCATCTCAGCTCAGCGGCAGCCCCTGCGCGTCCACGTCATCCCCGGCCAGGTCGCTCGCCCCCGGCGCCGGCGGGTTCATCAGTGCCTGCTGCCGTTCATCCTCGGCGGCCAGATCGGCGGCCTCCTTCTTGCCATCGGCACCAGGGCGCAGCATCCCCCGCTTCTGCGCCAGGTGCGTGACCGTCTCGCGCATCAGGAGGCCCTTGTCGTAGAGGGTGCCGGCCAAGGTCAACAAGGCATCGTCCACGGGCTTGTCGGTGACCCCTGGCAGCAGGTCAAGGCCCGCGCCGGGCTGGGGCAGCTCGCCGGTGAAGGCCCCCCAGAGCTGGAAGAGGCTCTCCCAAGCGCTGCTCTTGCTCTCGGCCATCGCGGTGATAGTGGCCTGCAGCTGGGCCCCTTCCAGCTCGGCCTGGGTGGCGGTGCGCTCACCGCTGCCGCTGAACAAAAACGACAGGGTGCTGCGATCGATCAGCTTCTCGATCCCCTCCAGGTGGGTCAGGTGCTTGTCGAGGCTGCTGCCGGAGGGTTCGGCAAACTCCAGGCCCTCCCCGGATCCGGCGTTTGGGAACTCCACCACGCTGTTCGGCCCCAGCATCAGCGGCAGGGGCTCACCATTGGGCCCAGCCATCCGGCGCCCTTTCACCACGGCCACCGGCAGAGCACATCGGTGCAGCAGCTCCTTCAGGTCGGAGTATTCGCGGAACCAGTCAAGGGTGAGGTTCGCCAGGCTCAGCAGCGGCAGGCCGCCCTCCCCAAAGCCGTCGCGGCTGACGCCATACCAGGCCACCGGCGGGCTCTCCAGTGCCTCGCCCCTGGGCCCCGTGAAGGTGCCCTCCTGCGGGCGCCCGTCATCGTCGGTGGCCACCTTGATGATGAAGTTGGCCGAAGCCCCCTTGCCGCCGTTGCCGGTGATCTCCAGGAGGCGCCAGCTGCCGCCCTTCATCACCCGGTATCGGGGCTCCAGCTTGACGCCGTAATCCCAGTCTTCTACCTCGTGCCACTCCAGGATCGTGACCGCGATCGGCACCCGCCGGCCGCCCCGCTTGACGGTCCGCCAATTCAAAACGTTCCGGCGCTCGGCGGCTGAGAACGTGGGCCGGCGGCCTTGGGCCCGCTCCTGCGCCCTGCTCTCGGGCGTCCCCGGCGGTGCGTCGGCCATCAGCAGGCAGCCGCCGTCCCGGAGCACCAGGGCATCGGTGCCGAGGCCCCAAGCCTTCAGGCTGTTGCCCTCGCCATCGATGTCCTGGGCCGCGTCGAGGAGGCCCTGCTGCACCCCTCGCAGCTGGTAACGGCTCAGCACCCCCGCGAAGGCGCTCACGCCATCCTTGAAAAAGCTCGGATAGCTGCTGCGCCCCACCCGCGCCTCATAGGCCTGCCGGGGTTCACCGGCCTCTTTTGGCAGGTGGCGCTTCTTTGCATCACCTCGCAGCAGGTCCCAGCAGTCAGCGACCAGATCGAGGTCGCGCATCACCTCCCGTAGCTTCGGGTGCTGGAACGACGGCAGATCGCCCTTATTGCTTGGGTGGCTGGTCTGCTGCTGCTGCACCGGTGCCTAGTCCTTCTGGCCCAGTTTTCCCGCTTGCGTGGGGGTCGTGACAGGCACCAAACAAATCCAACTGCTCCGCCACCTGCAGGATCTCAACCGGATCCGTGATGCGCCTCCCCGCCTTGCCCTCGGGGCCTCCAACCCCGTCAGGCACGACCAGGGCCAGGGCCTGCTGTTCTGGCGCCGGGTTCAGCCGCTCGCCCCAGATGATGCCCTCGGCATGCCTCAAGAACTGCCCGTGGGGCATCCGCGCCACCTGGCGCCGGGGCTGGGCATCCCAGGCCGTTTCGAGCATCTGCCGGTCCGCCCACCGCAGCGCGGCATGGGCCTCGTCCGCGATCCGCAGCGCCTCGTTTAGCTCGTCGTAGCTCTCGATCTCGTCCCACGGGTCAGGCTCACGGTTGGCATGGAGGGCCTCAGGGTCGAGGAGCCGCGTCGCCCCCTGCGCTTCGAGGATCGCCGTCACCTCCTCAGCCGCGAGTCCGGTAGTCTCCACCACGGCCGAAAGGGTGGCCCCATCGGCGGCCAGACGCCGCACCGTGGGCGCCACATCCCGCCAGCGATCGGGGAACTTCACCCCGGAGCTGTGGCCCTTGTCCCGCAACCACTGCGCCATGGCCCCGCGGATGTAGGGCACCACGCACGTGCTCAGGGCAAAGGGGCGGTCGGTGGCTGGGTTGAGGCGCTCGGGGTCATACCGGCGGCAGCCGTTCAGCAGGCCCCTCGCGGCCACCAGGAACAGATCATCGAACGGCATCCGGGTGGACCGGGCCATCCGGTTGGCCATTGCCGTGGCAAGCATGAGGTTGTCGGCCGCCAACTGCTCGGACCATGCCGTAGGCGGCGGAAACCCGTTGAGCCGGTCCAGATCAGGACACGGGTCAGGCCGGACCTTCTCGCTGCGGGCGGCCCTGAGGCGCCGGGTGGTGGTGGCCATGCTCAACTCACCGGATTTGGGCCTGTTTGTAGATCCATTGTCGCATCACTGAGCGCCTAGGCGCCATAGCCATAGCTCACTGTAGAGAAACTGATGGGACCAGAGCTGGAGAGATAGATCAAGAGCTGACTTGTGCTGTCCACAATGTCATCGAACGTTGCTGCGGGGAATTGCAACAACTGATCTTTGACCACATTGCTCCAGGGGGCAGAGCGAGGCAGGAACACCCGGCCGTTGTTGAACTCCACGCTGGCAGCATTGGCGCGGGATTCCTTGCCGCCCATGTCGCCGACCCCGGCGGCCACCACCTGATAGCCGTGGGCGCCCTGTGTGAGGGTCTTGATCACCGCAGCACCGTTGGCCTTCTTCTCTATCACCAGCTCCCCGAAGCGGTGCCGGGTGTGCATTGAGCGGATCATGCTCACCGTGGCGGGGAAGTCCAAGCGCTCGTTCACCAAGTCCAGCAGCCATGCGCCCTGGTTGGTCTGCCCCCACAGGGTCATCGCCACCATGTCGCTACCGGCGGTGTCGTCGAAGGTGCAATCAACCGACAGGATCCGGCGGATGAAGTGCGTCGGCAGCTCGGGATCATCGGGCTTGCCGGGCCAGGCCGGGCAGCCGTAGAACCGCATCCGATCCAGGAAGAAAACGGTCCCCTTCCCGGCGCTCGGCCGCTGCTGATAGATCGACTCCCAGTCCCGATCTGGCGTGTTGGCCTTCTTCCGCTTGATCCACCGCTCGTCAAAGCGGTCACGGTCCAGGGCCTCGCCGGGCTGGCGGTTGTCGGCTTCGCGGGTGACGGTGGCCGGTAGGGGCTTGATGTCGTTGGCGGCCACCGCCGCGATCGGCAGGGAGACGGCGTGCCAGCGCTCGCAGTCGTCCTCCATGCCCTCCTTCTCCAGTTCCAGGTTCTTGCTCAACAGGTAGCCGATCAGATCGGCCTCATGCCAGCGGGTGTGAACCACCACCACGCCGTTGCCGGGCTCCTCACGGGCGCTCAGCACCGAATCCCACCAGTTGTGGACCTGCCGGCGGAAAGCCGCTGACTCGGCCTCTTCCCTGCCCTTGATTGGGTCATCAATGAACAACCAGTGCCCTGGCTTGCCGGTGCCCTTGCCGATGCCTGCAGTCCAGATCGTTCCGATCCCATCGGCCGTGCCCCATTCCTCCTTCCCTGAGCGGGTGGGGCTCAACGGGCCACCACTGGCGGCGAAGTAATCGCGGGCATTCTCGGAGAACCCAACCGCAAGATCCTGGGTCTGGCAGCAGATACCCCCGGAGCGATCCGGGAACCGCCGCAGGCAGTAGCCGGGCAGAAACCGACTGAAGATTGTGGACTTCCAGTGCCTCGGGGGGAGCTCCACCATCAGCCGCGGCAGGTCGCCATCGGCGAAGCGCTGGCCAAGGGCGATCAGCCGTTCGGTGTGAGGCGTAAACGGGAAGCGCGGGAACGCATCAGCGATGTACTCCCGGAAGCTCTTGGTGTACGGCTCCACCGCCGCCGGAATTGCCGCCTCTGCGGCCCTGGCCTCCTGCACCTCCCGCATCGCGGGGAAGCCGCCCCAGTCGTGGTAGGCGGCGTGGTGGAGGAGGTTTAGGGGCACTAGGGGGCGGGGTTCAGTGACTACAAAGCCCGTCATCCCCGTAGCCGCAGATTTCCTCCGGGGTGCGGTCGTCAAGCACTGGGAGGGGCGGGCGATCCCGACCCCACTGACCAAACCCGATATGCAGCCACTGCCGGGGCTCGATCGTAAGCGGGGCGGGCCAGGTCTGGTGGGTTTCTACTCTCCCGCCCTCGGCCATGGTGCCTTTAATCACTTCGCCCGTTTCTGTATTGCAGGCCACCACGCCCAACACCAGGCGCCCCAAGCGGTCGCGCACGGTGGCGCCGTTGGGGTATTGCTCAGGTGTTTGCATTGGCATGGGTCAATCAATGGCGGGGATAATGTTGTGGCTCACTGAAGACACCGTATAGGAGCCGTTGAAGTGTTCATTGGGGCCAGTAATCCCTATCACTGTGACGGTATCACCTGGTAGCACTTCCAGGACGCACCGGCACATCGGGTGCTTAGGTGGAGGTGGCGGGTTCGCCCTGATCGTCAGCGGCGCGGGCCAAAAGCCGTGGCGGCGGAGGAGTTCACCGCCTACGACGGTCTCCCTTAACAGCCTTGGCCCAATCCGTAACCAATCAAATCGCCTTAGGTAAGTATAGGTAAAGGGATCTCGCACCCATAGCGCATTAAACCAAGCCTTGGCGATCCATCCCACGGCGTAGGTGATCACCTCCCCAGTCTCCGGATTGCACGCGATCACGTTGCCAATTCTGCGCCCGGTGCGGTCGTAGACGGTGGCGCCGTTGGGGTACTGCTGGCGGAAGGCGGGGGTGGTGGCGTCAAGCATGGGGGTTAGGGGAGTGGCTTGAAGGTGGTGTTGCGCTGATTCCAGGCGGCGATGGCGGCAGCTTCGGCTTCCCGTGTGGCTTTTTCTCGTAACTCCTTGTACTCCTCATTACTATGGCCGACAACGCTAACTGGCGGATTTGTAGTATCGCCGTTTGGGGCAACAGAAACTGACCTAAGCATGCGTGCGGGATAGTTGACCTGCCGATAATCAACAAACGGCCCCCGTGCTTCACATAAATCACAAGAAACAAAAACCCCGCCTACCGAGTCATCAATGCTGACTCTGGTGCTCCCGCAGAACGGGCAGGACAGGAGGTTGGGGGTGGTGGTGTCAGGCATTGGTGGCCTCCGAATGATCCAACACTAGAACGCGGCGCAATTCCAGCTTATGCGGGCCATCCTGGTTGTACTGTCGAAGGTAGTTACGGCCCTCTCGGGTTGCATCATTCAGTGTTGGCGCACTGCCTCCAGCCTGCTCGCAGTCGTCGCTATCGATGACCGAAAACTCATAACGGTCATTTAGCACCCCCTGCACCGCCGAGGCCACGGGGCCATCGTGGCAGCCGCTGAACCCAGGATGCGCCAGAAGCGCTTGAGCGAGCTGATGAGCCCAAGCCCGAGGACATCGGCACGGGTCCGCTTCCCTAATGACCTGGGCCAGCCTCAAGACGCGATCCGCCTCGGACTCAGGAAGTCCAGGTGATGCCGTGGCAGTAGCCCGAGGATCCGGCCCACCGCGCAGCACGTCAAGGTGCTGGTCTGGCGTCAGGCCGCCGGAGAAGTCGGGGTCATGCAGCGCGGCCAGGTCTACCGGTGTTGGCTTGGCGACGGGTGGCAGGAACCGGTCTGCCGCGATGGCGCGGGTTTGAGCCCAGGCCAACTGCTCGGTAGAATCCAGAGATTCCCATTGGTTTAACTTGTCAGCCTGCGCGTTCCACTGCTCGCGCAGTTCGTTCTCTGAGAATGGGCCGGGTTCAACTTGTCCTGGATTGGAAGACAGGGCAATGAGGCGGGGGTCGGTCATCGGTGGTGGTGGCAAGTGGATTGGTCGTGTGGGGTCGTCAGCCGCATTCAATAGCAACATACTCAGCGGCTTCGGAGTCGCTTTTGGTTACCGGAAGTCCGTGGTAGCCGCGGTGCAATCTTCCACCTGGGGCGTATACGTGCCTCTCTTTGCAATAAAGCTGAAAGGCGCGGCTGCCTAGAATGACCTCAGTAGGCTCAAGATCCCTTTGCTGAACCTCGGCGAGAAGCTCGTCAATACGCTCGCTGACCAGCTTCCCAGATGACAACCTCTCGCCCTCATCGGCGGCTTTCAGTACCTCGCGGGCGTGATCCATGGCAATGGCCAGCGGATCGCCCTCGGCTGGCTCCATCTCCCACCCATCAACAGCGTCGGCTAGCTGCTTCAGGGCGGAGCGAAAGTCGGGTTGGGTCATGGGCGGCGAAAGCGTGCGGGCTTGCGGCGGTTGATGATGGCGCGGGCACGGGCGAGGGCCTGGCGTGGTGTAAGCCAGGGATTGCACTTGTCAGGCGGCTCAGGGCCGTCAGGCATCTTCCCCACGCCAGATCGCGCTGGCTCGCCCTCAGGCTTGATTCGAGGGAATAGGATCACCGCGAGGGGGAGGCGAGGCGGCGGAGATTGCTGGTGCATGAGACCAAGGCAAAGGATGGTTGTTCTGTGGCTATCCTGACAGGGATTAGCTCATCCCGCACGCGGGTCATACAGCTCACATTCGGCTGCAAAGCCGGGGTTGCTGGCTTTCGCTTCCGGCACCCCGTCCTTACAGGGATCCGCTCCCCCACGCCAGCGGCTGCAGTCGACGCACGAGGGGCCAGTCCTGGCACGCTGCCGCGGGATCTCTGGCCAGAGCCCGGCGTGCGTGTCGCCGCGGCGGACCGCGCACACCGCTTCATGGGAGCAGTCCAGCTGCTTGGCCAGGCTGCAGCTGCTCAACTCCGACAGCAGGATCAGGAGCACCTCATCAGGGCGCAGCGGGCGGCGCTGCTTCTTCTTGGGTGGCGACTGGCTGCGTTCGCCCTCCCAGATCGTCCATCGATAATCACAGCTGTGGCACCGATACCGGCGGCGGCGGCGGCCATCTCGATTCAGTCGGGTGTCAGCCGTTCGGAAGCTGTGGCCGTAGCAACTGGGGCATTCGGTTGAGGGGTTGGTCATGGCTTGCGGCCTGGGCTGCTGCGGCGGCGGGCGCTGAACTCGCGCCAGTAGCCATCGCGGCAGAGGGACAGGAAGACCCATGTGAGGCCGGAGCCAGCGACAAGGCCAAACAAAAGATCACGCATGGGCCTCCTCCTGCACGGTTTGCCCTGCCCCCGGCGCGTGGCACCCCACCCCGTCGAGCCAATCGGCCACCTGGGACGAATCCCCGGGGCGCTCCCTGAGAATGGCGGCCAGTTCGTGGGCGACGGCGGCGGAGTCCTGGCGACAGCGCCGGCAGATTTCGCCCGTGGCGCATGTGCCTGATGCTGGATCAATCAGTCGGCAGATCGCTAGGGCCATGCGATCGGCGGGGGTAGGATCAGCAACGACGGAGGCCGGTTCCCTGCTCTCGGGCACAGCCGGTCCATCGGTCTTCCATGGCAACCCAGCCTGAGGCGCCGGGATCGGTCGCCAAGGTCCGTTCTGGTGGTCGGCGCCCTGCCATTCATCGCCGCGCTGGCGGACGTAGCGGGGGAGGTCGGGGAGGCATTCAGGCATTGGGGGCCTCCAGCTCGGCGGCAATGCGCTCCAGGAGGTCCCCTGCAGCGAGAACACCCTCCGCAAACTTCGGGTGAGGGTTGTCGCCGATCAGGCATTCCGTTCGGTCTGAAGCGGCGCGGAGGGCGGCGGCAAGGGCCCTTCGGTGGTGACTGGTGGGGCGGAACGCATCCAGCACCGCCTGCGCGGCGGGGGAAAGTGGTTCGTTCATGGTTTTGTGAACACAAACAGGGCAAGAAAAAGCAACGCAAGCCCGAATAACAGTGCAGACTGGAATATGTTGCTCACCGTGAAGGGAATCACGGCGCAAAGTAGATAGAGTTGCCTGTCGCTCACGCCCCTGCCTCCCCGGCCTGAGGCAGTGGGATGTCGCAGGCGCGGACCCACACTTCTCCATTTGATTCTTCAAGAGGCATAAGCATCCATATAGCGTATTGATCTTTTTCGTTTTCCCCAGGGAGCCTGTATCCGTAACCCATCCAGCAAAAACCATCTTCGTCACAATCTCCCTTCCCCGGCAGCCGCTCACTCACCGCCACCGGCACCACCGCCGGGGCAGGCGCGGATTGCTGCTGGAGCAGGGTGGCGGCGCGGTCTACCTGGGCATCGGTGAGCTGAGTCCAGCGGTCTCGATTACGCAGCCGCGCCACCAACTCCCCCACTTCCCCCGGTCCCGGCGCTGGCAGGGTGGTGGAGCGTGCGGGCAGACCGTAGTCGACCAGCATTGCGGCGGCCCGCTGCAGGAGATCGTAGGCTGATGATCCTGGCGAATGCAGGCCACATTCCTCGATTAGCAGGGCGCTCAGGTTCGCCGCCATCGTCTGATTAGTGGCCAAATCCTCCGGCGCTGGCGGGGCGGCGAAATGGCCCCAGCGGGAAAGGGCGGCGCCGATCATGTCGTGCAAAATCTCGATTGATTCGCCGTCGTCACAGTTGAAACTGTGTTCCTCGCACAGATCGCCAATATCGGCAAGGCTCGACCCAGCGCAATCAGCCGGTCGAGCTTGCCCTGATGCTGCTGCGCAGCCTCCAGCGCTGCCACTCGCTCCAGAAGGTGCAGGAGCACCCGGTCGTAGTGGTTACCATCATCAGCAGCGCCCTGGCGCAGCCAGGCAAGGTCTTCAAGTGATAGTGGCTCAGACATCACAAAAGCACAAAAGATTTTTTATTCATTAGCGAATACGCTGAACCGGACAAGGCGCCTGCCTCGCTGGGAAAACAAGCAATGGCGCTAAAAGGATTGCCGCAAGTAAACCCACGGTGAAACCAGCAGCAAACCACGCTGTAGTAATGACCCTTCCATAAGATTTTGGAGGGTCAGCCAGGATCACAAAGGGGGGCTCCTTCATTGCTTCTCCCGGAACAGGCGGCGCAACTCCACGGCGCTGGGGTGCCCCCAGGGGAGGGCGGAGCGCTGAAGCGTGGCCGCCGCCAATGCGAGATCAGGCGCGAGGCGTCGGCGTGGTGCGGGCCTGGGATCGGGCCTCGGGGGTGGTGGGGCGCAGGGCGCCATGGGTTCGCTAGTTGATGACTCGATAAGCATACCCATTAACTGCCTGTCTGAACAGGGATTGACCCAGCCAATATCCGAGCCACCTCACGACCTTCCAAAACCCGGCCGTACCGGGCCTGCAGGAGCAGGCTCAGCGTGTACGGGTGCCGGCCGGGGTGCTCACGGGCGATGGTGGCCACCATCTCGGCGGGGGCGGCGGTGGGGGCGCTCACGGCTGGCCCCTCTTGAGGTTGAAGGCTTCCTCAAGGATCTTGTGAACGCCGATCGCATCGCCCCAGTGCGTTCGTCCGCCGTTGGCGAGGGAGTGCATGGCCTCGCAGAGCTTGGCGTACTGGGGGATCAGATCCTTGATCGTGGTGGCCACCATCGTGGCCTCAGGGATCTGCATCTGTGCCCGCAGGCGGCCCCGAAGCTCAATGGATGCGCCCAGCTCGCTCTGGAGGGACTGCACCAAGGGGAACAGGCTGTAGGCCTGCATCGCCATGCCGTAGCCGATCGCGTCGTAGACCTGCCGGTAGCGCGACAGGGCCTGAAGGTGCGTTTCGGCCAGGTCGTTGCTGAGCCCCAGACCGAGCACCTCGGGGTCCACGGCTTGGGCAGTGCTGGCCGGAGGAGGCGGAGGGGGTGGCGGCGGTGGCGGTGGCGGGGCTGCAGGGGATGGCGGTGCTTTGCTTGGCCCCTTTTGAGCCGGCGCCCGTTTGGTGACGCCTCGGGATTGATCCCATGCACTGGCTCGGGCTTTCCAGTCGTATCTGGCGGCCATCTGGTTGATCGTTTGCCGTGAAACCCCTAGGACCTTGGCCAGGGCAGTCAGGCTTCGACCGGCCCCCATTTCCAGGTATTGCACGAATCGGTCGTAGGCCTCGGCGCTCTCGCTGCCGCCATTGGCGCCTTGGTTTTGATCCCAGATCGCAACCAAGGGAACCTCTGTTCAGATCGGGATTCTAGGTGCCACAAGGCAAGGTGCAGGCAAGGTCAGGGGCAACAGGCAATGCGGCCCCATCGCGCCACCCCGATCCAGACAAGGGCCGGAGGCGGTAGGGTGACTCGTACCGGAGGCCCAGCAGCAGAAAACCCGACCTTGCGGCCGGGTCCTCCGTGATCGCCTCCCCCGAAGCTTGACCGGCAGAAAGGGGAGGGGATCAGTTATCTCCTACCTCTGAATTCTACATGACAAACGAGTACGCGGGGCAGATGCCCCCATTTACGGCTCTGCCGAATTGGCTGAGGGGCAAGACCACCCCATTGGAGCTGGCGGTCATGTGGTGTCTGCAAAGCCACTTCCCGAACATTCACCCAGGCCTTGAGCTGCTGCACGAGGAGGCCGGGATGGCCAAGAGCACGCTCTGCTCAGTCCTCATAGGCCTTGAGCGTAAGGGCTGGGTCAGGCGCCAGCGGGCATTCCTGGAAAACGGGCGGAGCACTTCAACCCGCTATCGGCTGACGATCTGGGACACGCATTGGCAGGTTGAGGCCGAGCAGTCCGCCTGGAGTGTCCGGGAGGCGGACAGTACGGAGTGTCCGGGAGGCGGACAGTTGAAGGTGTCCGGGAGGCGGACAGTGAGTGTCCGGGAGGCGGACAGTGAGTGTCCGGGAGGCGGACAGGAAGTAGATAAATCTAAGAAGATTAATTCTAAGAAGGTTTTAGAACCCCCCTTACCCCCCGCTGCGCAGGGGGAGCGCCGGCCCGAGGCCGTCGCCGCTGGCCCGTGTCGTGATCGGGATGGATTCCTGATCTCGATCCCCGAGCCGCAACCCCAGGTCGCCCCGGAACCACCCCCCGAGGCACCGGCAGCCGTGCAGCCACAGCCGCAGCAGCGGCCCCGCCCCGAACCACCGCCGAAGCCGGCGCCAGACCCTGAGGCGATCGTCCCGGTCAAGCCGCAGGCTCAGAAGCGCGAGACTGGGTTTAAGCCTGCTCACGAGGATGTTCCGGCGGCGCTGCTGCCGGTGGTTCGCGAACTGCTCGCGTTCTGGCCGGCGCGAAACCCGAAGGCCAAGCGGACGCAGCGGGCCTGGGAGGGAATGCTCACCGAGGCCCAGAAAATCCAGGATCATCAGCAGGGCGGCACCGAGATCCTGCGGGAGCAGCTGCAGGAGGGCGCCGCGGCGAGGGTCTCCGGCCCTGGGTGGCTGGGGCTGAACTTCAACCGCTGGCAGCAATACGGCACCAAGGCCGGCACGCCGGTTATGGGCAGCGGCTTCAGGGGTCGCCTGACGCCTGAGCAATCGGCAGCGGAGGCCATCGCGTTCATCCGCAATCGAGACGCGAAGGCTGCCGCAGCGGCAGCGGCAACCACGCGGCAAGCAGTGCTCGTGGAGGTGCTGGCGTGATCACCCTCGAAGAATTTCAGGCGGCCATCACGAGCCTGCTGCAGCTCCTGCCGATGCAGCGACCTCTGACCCCGGCGGCCTTGGTGCTGGCTTGGGACACGTTCCCGGCCAGCGCGAAGCGGGATCTCACCGGGGAGGTGTTGCGGTTCTGCGTGGGTCAGCGGCTGATGGATCCAGCGCCGCCGAAGGAGCTGGCGCCTCACCTGGCCCTGCTGCGGTACGCCTACCCGCTGGAGAACGACCGGCCAGCGACTGAGCGGCGGTTGCGGTCAGATCTGGCCGAGCGCATGGCGGCCCCCGACCACTTCCACGATCCAGCCCCGGTGCGGCATGAGCAGACCCCGCCTCCAGAGCGGCTGAGGCTCCCCGGTGGTGGCCGGCAGTGGCATCCGAGCCAGATGACCGCAGAGCAGCACGCGGCGCACCTGCGGGGTGTTGCGGCGGCGATGCAGCGCCTGCGGGACCGCGGCGATACTGGCCGGGGCTGGAAGGCCGATGATTCGCGGCTGGCTCAGGGCCGGTGGTGGTTCCAGTGCTGCCTTGATGGCTTCTGGCCGCTGCAGGCCGATGACGGGGGTATTGCCGGGGCGTGGATCCTGGCCAATGGCCGCCTGGCGGATGATCTGCTGCAGCAGGCCCAGAGCGCTCCGGGGTTGCTGCCACCGGCTGAGGTGGTGGTGGCCGAGCTGGTCGTCCAGAGGGTGAACCCATGGCGGTGACCACGCAAGACGGCTGGCTGGTTGGCGACGCAGTGCCCGAGCCTGCCGATGGCCTGTACTGGCATCCTGACCGGGGGATGCAGGTGCTGATGCCCGCCCGCGGGATCGTGGCGGCGGCCTTTCCCTCGCAGCCTGGGGCTCCAGAGCGCTGCCGCTTGTGCCGGGCGGCGATAGCCAGCCGCGCCCGGAGCTTGTGGGGCCCTGCTGCTACCGGAACGGCATGGGCGCCAACCTCCACGAGCTTCAACCCGGCCCGCCCGGCTGTGGAAGCCCTGGTGAACCATGGCTTCTGGAAGCGGATCGAGGTGGTGGGCTCCCTGCTGCACGTGGCGGTGCTCAGGCAGGAGGCGGCCACCACCGTGGATCTTGCGGTGCGGTTCGATGACGGCGGCCTCGGGCTGCTGGCGATCTGGAGCGGCCCGGACGATCGGATTCACCCGCTGGCGCCATGGGCGGAACTGGGTGCCGCGGTGGCAGCCATGGCCGACAGCGGGATCCCGCTGGCCAAGGCGGTGGTGGTGTGGGTCAGTGCCGATGGTGCGGTGAAGCTGGAGGCTAGGGCAGCGGATGACGCCCTCGGCGCCTGGGTTGATGCCGTGGACATGGAGCGCACCCTGAGGCGCTACTCCCTGCAAGGGGGTGCAGCATGATCGCCGCCAATGCCTGTCAGGACCGCCACCGGCGCCGGGGGGAATCGGCCACAGCGGGCCTTGAAGGGCTTCCCGGCGTGGAGGGCGCGGGAGAGGGACGGGACGGCCTTACAGGGCCGCAGAGCGTCACCTTTCAGGTGGAGGGGATGGCGCCGGCTCCGCAAGGGAGCAAGACGCACGTGGGCAAGGGGGTGATGATCGAGTCCTGCCGCAATGTGAAGCCCTGGCGCGAGTTGGTGGCTCTTGAGGCCATCGCGGCGAAGGTGCCCCTGATGCGGGGGCCGGTGCGCATGTCGGTGGTGTTCCTGTTCCAGCGACCCGCTAACCACTACCGCGGGGACGGCACCCTCAAGCCCCTGAACGCATCTCTAGCCAGCGCCACCAGCGGTGAGGCTCCGCTCTTCCATTGCGTGAAGCCGGACCTGGACAAACTTGAGCGCTCGACCAAGGATGCCTTGAGCCGCTTGGCGTATGAGGACGACGCCAGAATTGTGGGCGGGAATGGGGATAAGCGCTGGTGCGTCGGCGACGAGCGGCCGGGGGCGCTGATCACGGTGATTCCGCTGGGGGGAGGGTGAATGGCCCTCTGCACAGAATCGGCCCCGAAGCCGGCCGCTGCAGCTCCGCCGCACCCACAGCCGCCGGTCTGACAGCAAAAAGGGCCCCATTGGGGCCCCTGCGGCGTACCTGCCGTTCAGACAGGTGATCAGGCGGCTTGCGCCAGGTCCTCGCCCTCTTCGCCTTCGCCTTCCTCGGGGCCATCCCCGAAGTCAACGCCAGCCAGAATTTCGGAGGCGATCTGCAGGCGCTCCAGAGTGGCCACGGGGGCGGCCATCACAGGGGCGCCGATTTCGTCTCCCTCCTCCAGTTGTTCGCTCAGCTCGACGGTGACGGTGTGGACCGAGAACAGGGCCAGCTCAATGAAACCGGCAAGGTCAAGCAGCTCAGCGGCCAGGTCTAGAACCTCGGCTACGGCCTCAGACGGGCCCTCGTCCTCTTGGCCGTCGTCCAGGTCTTCAACAAAGGGAGTGGCTTCGGTCATGGGATCGGTGCTGGTCCCCCCAATTATGCCTGTCCAGACCCGAATGGGCTACGCCATGGCCCTGGATTGCTTGCTTAACAACCCGCAATACCCGAGAATCAGGGCAGGAAGGGCGATCTCAGGGAAGCGTGGCCGCACCTGTTGCCAGTTACCCAATTCTGCCCCTATTGTTCTGTTGTGGTGACGGCCTATATAGCCAGCCACGCAGCACACCGCTCCGGCGAGGCCTTGAGAGGCCCCAGAGCACTCCACCTCACTGCATTGCGAACCATGGCCTCCATCTCTTTCATCCTGTTCTGGGCCGCCGTGCCCCTATTGATCACCCTGGCGGTCGTCGCCTGGTTTCTTGAGACCGATCGCGAGCGGGCCCGCCGCTGGCACCGATCTGGGCTCAGCCAACGGCGCATAGCCGAGCGGCTGGGTTGCAAGCGCTGGAGGGTGCAGCAGCTGCTGGCCTGATCCAGCACGGCCCGCCGGAGCCGCACCCAATCCTGCCACCGTCAACCAGCGAAACCCAACCCATGGCCACGACCGAATACATCAAGACCCCGGCGACTGCTGCGGATTTTGGCCAGCGCCCCCGGCCTGAATGGATGACCGCTCCATGGGCGGGCCGCCCGCCAATCGAACTCCATATCTGGCGCCCGGTGCTCCCGAGCGCTAGGGGCTGACCCTCACGCCCCGCCGGGGCTTGCCCGGTAACTCATCCCCACTGCGTCCCGCCCATGGCCTACTCCTTCTTCCGCCGCGGCTCTTGCGTCTACTGGCACGAGGATCCCGCAACTCTGAAGCGTGCCCACCACCGCGCCGCCACTGATGAAGCCCAGCGGGGATTCAGCCAGCCAGGCCCGATTGAAACCACGGACCTCCACCCCAGCCGCCTGACCGATCAAGGCGCCGCACAAGCCTGGCGGGTTGATGCCTGAACCCCTCCCCTACCGCGTCACCCTGCCCACTCCTGCCGGCCCGGTGACCCTCGATCTCGTGGCCACCAGCCGAGCCCACGCCATCGCCTCAGCCCAGGAACTCACCGGCCTAGGGCACCATGCCACCGTCGTGCGCTGCCGCCGCCTGGGGGATTGGTGATCGCCCATCTCTTCCGCCGCTGATCCGCTGCGCCAACCGGCTGCGTCGTCACCTGCTGGGCAGCATGAATTCGCCTGGCGGATTTTGTCTTGGAAGTTGACCTCGATTTATGGCCCCTGGTGGCGCCTTTGGTGCCACTGCTGGAGGAGCTGGAGCGCGTGGAAGCCTTGGCGGCAGAGGAGGAGCCCGCCGAAGACCACGAGCAGCCAGGGTGATTGCCTGTTGCTTTAGTGCAGAGTAAGATTAGTATTGCTTAGGCAATCTGATTCTGCAATGACCGCAACCCTTCCTGCCCCCACTGCAACCGCAGCGCCTACCCCCCTGGTCGGCGCTGACCTTCTCGCCAAGGTCAAGGAGCTGGGCGATGCCTCAAAGAGCGATCTGGTCCGCTCCACCGGCTACGTCAGCACCAAGAAGGACGGCACCGAGCGCCTCAACTTCACCGCTTTTTACGAGGCCCTGCTGGAGGCCAAGGGCGTGGGCTTTGGCGGCGGCGACTCCACGGGCCCCGGCAAGCCCGGCCGCAAGCTGAGCTTCACCACCAAGGTGCAGTTCAACGGGAACCTGATGGTCGGCAAGGCCTACACCGCCATGCTCGGCCTGGAACCCGGCGACGAGTTCGAGATCAAACTGGGCCGCAAGCAGGTTCGCCTGGTGCCCATTGGCGCAGGCGATAGCGACGACTGAGCCCCCGTCAAACCCTGTCCAGACAGAAGCAAGGGAGGCCACAGTGCCTCCCTTTTTTGTGGCTGCCCTGTAGAGTTGGTACGGTGGTTCGCCACCCAGAAAACCCCCGGTTGGCTTCGCTGGTTGACGGGGGTTTTCTGCTGTAATTTTGCGCCGGAATCTGCATTTGCTGTAGCCTTTCGGCGACGATGCAGGAACGAACAGGCACAGACAATGGCTCGATCCGATTACGCAAGCTCTGAATATGGCCTAGACCGCCTGGCGGGTGGGATCGCCGTTTTTAGCCGAGGGGTGCGGATGCTGCTGGCTCGGAACGGCCTCACGCACGAGCAGATGGTGAAGCTGAGCCAGTGGGCGAATCCCTGGGGGATGACATGGCTCTCCACCAGTCAGGTCAGCTATCTGCGCACCGGGCAACTCAAAAAAGCGGGCCCCCAGACGATCGACGCCTTGGCCCAGGTGAATCTGAGGCTTGCTCAGGCCGCTGGGATCAGCTGCCAAGCCGTAGACGATCTGCCCGATTTCGGCCCGCTCCCCAGCACCCTGGGACTACCCGCGGAACCGTTCTGCTTGCGCCATCCTGGGAGTCACGATCCCCTCGACGCAGGAGGGCTCTACCAAGTCTGGATCGGCCGCCTGGTGCCGGAGTCATTGGAAGAGGGTGGGATCTCCGACATGGAAGCCCGCCGCCTCTCGGCCAACCTCAGCCGCATCGTGCAGGCCTGGGCCCGCGACAGAAAGGTGACGTTCGGCGACGCCATGGAGCGGGCGCTGACCGCCTACGGGGTGACCGAGGAGAGGCGCCGGCAGCGCCTGCGGCATGTGGCCGTGGGCTTTGAGGTGTACTCCGGGGGCGATCTAGATCAGGAGTTGCCAGCCCTGGGGGCGATGCTGGGGGCCTTGGATGGTGACGGGCCGATCGATCCGGCCGACGTGCGGGAGCGGCTTTACCGCCTCCCGAGAGACTGATCACGCTCGCTCAGCGTCTCCTCCATTCGCTCGTTGAGTGAGGCGCAGCGGGCGGCCGGGGAGAGCCCGCCGCGGGGCGAAAGTAGGCGCCGGCCATCGGGCAAGCAAACCTCGATCTCAACCGTGGGCCCCAGGCAGTAGTGAACGGCGCGAAGCCGCAGCTCAATCAAAGCCGCTTCTTGCTCAGAATCAATCAGGACTCGCATTGGGTCACCACGACTGCGGGGGGGGGGGGGGGGGGCCAGTTAAAGAGGGAAGACAGAGCCGACACACAAAAGAAACAAAAAAACACAAGAAGAGGAGGGAGACGACA